TGTCACGCCGTACACCACAAGTCGAGTCGGACACCGTGGCCATGGTTCGCCCACGAAGCGGCGAAGCGATCGACGTCTATGACTTCCAGGTGGAAGGAACGCGTAACTTCTTTGGAGGCGGCGTACTCGTCCACAATTGCCTGATTATCGACGACCCCATCAAGGACCGGAAGGAAGCCGACTCCAAGGTCTTCCGTGACAACGTGTGGGACTGGTGGACCGACACCGCCTCCACCCGACTCGCCCCCGGCGCCCCCGCCATCCTCATTCTCACCCGCTGGCACCACGACGACCTCGCCGGCCGCCTCACCGCCGCCCCAGACGGGCACCTCTGGCAGGTCATCAACATCCCCGCCCAGTGCGAGGACCCCACCACGGACCCCCTTGGCAGGGCCGTGGGCGAGTACATGACCTCCGCCCGCAACCGCACCACCCGCCAGTGGGACGCCATCAAGACCCGTGTCGGGTCCCGCACCTGGGCGTCCCTCTACCAGGGCCACCCCACCCCCACCACCGGCAACATCTTCCCCCGCACCGCCTGGGCCACCTACGACACCCCCCTGTGGGTCACCCAACCCACCGGGGTCCACCTCATCCCCAACGTGGACCTCGTCACCGAACTCATCCAGTCATGGGACCTCGCGTTCAAGGACACCGCCACGTCCGACTTCGTCGTCGGGCAGGTGTGGCTCCGCCGCGGCGCCGACGTCTACCTCCTCGATCAGGTCCGCGGCCGGTGGTCCTTCACCGAGACTGTCACCCAAGTACGCCAACTGACCGCGAAGTGGCCCCAGGCGGTCGCGAAGCTCGTGGAGGACAAGGCCAACGGGCCCGCCGTCATCGACGCCCTGCACCGCACAGTCCACGGCCTCATCCCCGTCAACCCCGAGGGCGGCAAGCAGGCCCGCGCCCAAGCCGTGTCCCCCCTCGTGGAGGCCGGGAACGTCCACCTCCCGGCACCCGAACTCGCCCCCTGGGTCGGCGACCTCATCGAGGAAGCCGCCATGTTCCCCAACGGCACCCACGACGACCAGGTTGACGCCCTCACCCAAGCCCTGACCCGTCTCATGGTCCGCATCGTCACCAACCCCCGCGCCACCACAGGTGTTGTCGGCCTCGACTAGGAAGGAGGACCACATGCCCGTCGAGCACGTCCTCCAGGCCGTCCACCAGCACACCACCACCGCAGAACCGGTGTCCGTGTTCCACGACTACGTGGCGGGCCGTCACCGGTACCCGTACGCCTCGCAGGCGTTCATCACCCGCGCGAAGTGGATCCTCGAGTCCGCCCGCGCGAACCTCTGCCCCCGCATGGTCAGCAACTTCACCGACCGTGTCACCCTGCAAACCTGGGAAGGCGCACAGGCGGACGCGGCTGTGGAACTGACGACCCGCCGCGGGCTTGGCAAGGTCCTCAACCTCGCCGTGGGCGAGTCGTGGACCACCGGTGACGGGTTCGTCCTCGCGTGGCCGAACCGGGCTGGCACCATGACACCGTGGTTCCACCGGGCCGACCAGGTCGCCTACGACGTCGACCCGGAGGACCCGGAGGCGTTCGCGTGGGTCGCGAAGGTGTGGGTGGCCGGCCGATACGGGCGCGTCAACGTCTACTACGACACCATGGTCGAACGGTGGGCCACCACGGACCCGGTGCGCCACGACCAGGCCTCGGCACCCAACTGGCCCGACAAGGCCACCTCGTACCAGCCCGCCACGAACGACGACGGCCCGTCGATCGCGTACGCCTCCGCGAACATGTCCCCCGGCATCCCGTGGGTCCACCTCCCCCTGGACGCCGCCGAGCAGGGTGGGCGCGGCGTGTCCATCCTCTCCGACGTGATCCCGTTGCAGGACGCCCTCAACCACGCGTTGGTGTCCTCGATCGTGAACGTTGAGCAGTACGCGGCCCCGCTGCGGGCCCTGCTGAACTATCAGCCGCGCGTGATGATCGACCCCCGCACTGGTGAGGCAACCGAGGAGGCCATCCGGTACGACGAGACCCGCAACCGCCTCCTCGGCATCAAGGGCCAGGGCCCGCTCACCCAATTGGACCCCCCGTCGTCGAAGAACATCCTCGACGTGATGGAGGCGTACGGGTCGTGGATGGCCCGCGTCGTCGGCGTCCCCGCGTCCGACATCATCCCCGACCTCGGCAACATCCCCTCCGGCGCCTCGCTGCGCACCCTCGTCTCATCGAGGACGGCGCGGGTGCGGGACTACACGCAGGACATCTCCCCCCAGGTCGCCCGCCTCGCCACCCTGCTGGGCGTGCCGGACGTGTGGCCGGTGTGGGAGGACCCCACCCCCACCGACGACACGGAACGCCTCGACGCCGCGCTGAAGCGCCAGGACCTCGGCTACACGCTCGAGGACAACCTGGTCGAGGCCGGGCATGACCCGGAGCAGGCGAAGGAGATCGCGGACAACGCGCGCGCCGAGTCCGCGAACATCGGCGCCCTGGCCGCCGCCGCGTTCCGGGCCGGTCAGGACCCCACCCAGGTCCTCTGACATGGCCATCAACGCCGACACCCTCGCCGAGGAGTCCAAGGCCCTCGCCGTCCTGAACGCCCGGTTGGACGACAAGACCCGCCGCCTCGTCACTGTGTGGGCGCTCACCTGGGACCAGGTGGCCGGCGAACTTGAGGCCGCGATCGCGGAACTCGCCGCGGCGACCGACGACGGCCGGGTCACACGCAGCATGATCCTGCGGTCCCAACGGTTGCAGGCCGCACTGGCCGCGGTCGCGGACTCGCTGGGGCTCGTGGTCGCCCAGACCAACCAGATCATCACCGACGACATTCGGCAGGGCATCGAGGACGCCATCACCGCAGCGGAACGGATGCTGGCAACCCAGTTGCCGGCCGCGACCGCCCAAGTGGGTGGGATGCTTGCCACCCAGGCCACCGTTGGTGGTCTCACTGTCGGAGTGGTGGGCGCGGACCCCGGGCAGGTGACTGCGATGGTCACCCGGGTCACGCAGCGCATCACCAAGACCACCTACCTGTTGGCCGTGGAGGCGCAGGCCGCGATCCGCCGGGAACTCCTGCGCGGCATCGCCGTGGGCGCCAACCCCCGCGTGTCCGCCCGACGCGCCCTTCGGGGCATCGAGGACCAGTGGAACGGTGGCCTCACCCGGGCGTTGACCATCGCCCGCACCGAGACCATCGACGCCCACCGTCAGGCCGCGCAGGTCGTCCACACCGCGAACGCGGACATCGTGGACCGGTGGGAGTGGACCGCGCACCTCGACAAGCGCACCTGCCGGGCCTGCATCGCCATGCACGGCGAACGGTTCGACGTCACCACCCCCGGCCCCCTCGGACACCAGAACTGCGTGCTACCCGGCGCTGTCGTCAGCGGTCCCCGCGCGCTTGCGTCCACTACGCGATGGTTTACGGGCGAGGTCATTGACCTCCACACTTCCTATGGGCGCCACCTTGCCGTCACCCCAAATCACCCGATACTCACCCCGGATGGCTGGGTTCCGGCCGGACGCCTCCACAAAGGCAGCTATGTAATCGCACGCGCCGGGTCCGATCGGCCACCGCTCGCGGGACGCCCAGACGATCACCAGGTTCCAGCCCTGATCGAGGATGTAGCGCAGACGCTCGGGGGTGCGCTTCCTGTGAACACCGTACGCGTGCCAACCGCCCCCGAAGACTTCCACGGCGACGGCTCCGGTAGCAAGGTCCACGTTGTACGGACCAATGGCCTTCTGTGGGATCACGTCGAGACCTCGCGCGCGCAGAGCAACCACAAGGGCCGCCTCATGCTCAGAAGTTTGGGACCGGTGCGCATGGAGCCGCTCCCGCGTCGCGGCAGCCTTAGCGCGCTCCTCGATTGGGCGCGCACGACCTCGGACCGCCTCATGGGCGGCTCGCACATTGGCCGCGTTCTCCTCGGGGGTGCGGGTCGCCATCATCAGCCGGTTGGCTTCGACCTGGTCGCGCCGCGCCACACCTGCGGCATCGAGACGACGATCGACGGCGCGGCGGGAGATGCCGTAGCTACGGGCGATGGCGTTGACGGATTCCCCACCGACATACCGCTCGACGATGACCTGTGCGCCTTCGTCGGTGAGACCGAATGGGACGTCGTGGTCCGTGTTGGACGGCGCGAGTACTCGGGGCATGTGTACAACCTCCAGACGGCGACAGGTTGGTATGTCGCCAACGACATTCTAACCCACAACTGCCGGTGTGCCCGCGTCCCCGTCACGAAGACGTGGGAGGAGCTTGGGTTCACCGGGATCGAGGAGCCCCCGTCGTTGCAGGTGGACAAGGCGAAGTGGTTCAACAAGCTGAAGGTCTCCGACCAGCGGGCGATCCTCGGGGACCGCGGGTTCGACGCCTGGCAGGCCGGGGTGTACCCGATGGACCAGTGGGTGAAGCGGCAGGAGAACACCGGGTGGCGTGACTCCTACGTCACCACCCGCCCACCGCGCGCCGCCTAGTCCCAGAACGTGACCCGCGGCAGGCCCTGCGGGGTCCACAACAGCACCCCGCACACCTCACACACCCACTCCCCACCCAACCGGCCCTCGTGGAACACGAGCCGGACGAGGACCCAGGTGTGGTCAGCCGGCGTCGTGTTCGAGCAGTTGGGCACGCAGCTCGACCTGCTCCGCCCGGCTCCGTTCCGACCCCCACCACACGGTGACGATCAGGGCCGGGACCCCGATCACGATGACTGCTACGACCGCCCAGAACGCGATCAGGTACGCCTCCATGCGTTGAGGCTACCACCACCGCCCCGCACGGGCACCACGAACCCCCCGCACCGCTCCCGGTGTGGGTCACCGGCCACCCCAGGCGGGCAGGCCACCCAACCACGGAACCCCAGGAGGGAACCATGTCCGAACCCACACCCGAAGCGCCCCAGGCGGACGCCACCGAAGCCCCCCAGGAGGAGGCACCCACGACCTTCGACGCCGACTACGTCGCCAAGCTCCGACAGGAAGCCGCGAAGTACCGCACCGAAGCGAAGTCCATGAAGGCCGCGGCCGACGAACTCGCCAAGATCAAGGCCGCACAGCAGACCGAGGCGGAACGGCTCGCCGAGGCCCGCACCCTGGCCGAACAGCAGGCCACCGAGTACCGGCAGAAGTACACCGGGCTCCTCGCCCTGCAACAGGTCACCGACGCGGCCACTGAGGCGCACGCCATCTCGCCCCGCGCCGTCTACGCCCTCATCAAGGACCAGATCGTCGTGGAAGACGACGGGACCGTCACCGGCATCCCCGAGGCCATCAAGGCCCTCCAGAAGTCGGACCCGGCCCTGTTCGACACCCGCACCCCCGGCACGCTCGACGCCAACGCCGGCCGCGGAATCCCCCCCACCCCCCTCAACGGAGACGGCCTCGAACAGGCCCTCCGCAAGAAGCTGGGCATCGCCTAGCAGGAAAGGAGAGCCGTCATGGCTCAGGCCAACGCCACCGCCCTGGCCGACTTCTCCGGGTTCATCCCGAAGGAGCGTGCGCAGGCCTACTTCGACGAGGCCCGCAAGTCCTCGATCGTGCAGCAGCTCGTCCGCCAGATCCCCCTCGGGGCCGCTGGCGCCGAGATCCCCTACTCCACCGCCAAGGCCACGGCCGGGTGGGTGTCGGAGGCCGGGCAGAAGCCGACCACCGAGTCGGCCATGTCCCTTGCCACCATCACCCCGAAGAAGCTCGCCGCCATCTCCGTGGTCTCCGCCGAGGTCGTCCGCGCCAACCCCGCGAACTACATGGAGATCCTGCGCGCCGACATCGCGGAGGCCTTCGCCGTCGCGTTCGACGCCGCCGCGATCCACGGCACCAACACCCCGTTCGGCGCCAACTCCTACATCGCGGCCACCACCCGCAACAAGGTCGAGGTCGGCACCACCCCCACCACCGCGGGCGGCGTGTTCGCGGACCTCAACCTCGTCCTCAAGGAGCTGGTGGACAACTCCAAGCGCCTCACCGGGTTCGCGTTCGACCGCAAGGCCGAGCCCGTCCTGAACGGTGCGACCGACTCCATCGGCCGGCCCCTGTTCATCGACGGCACCCTCACCGAGGTGTCCTCCGTCATCACGCCGGGCCGGGTCATGGGACGCCCCGCCTACCTCGGCGACGGCATCGCCACCGACATCGTGGCCGGCACCCCCAACACGGGCGGCATCATCGGCTTCGGCGGCGACTGGTCCAAGGCCGTCTGGGGCGTCGTGGGTGGCATCACCTACGACGTGTCCACCGAGGCCACCGTCACCCTCGGCACCGACCTCGTGTCCCTCTGGGAGCACAACCTGGTCGCGATCCGCGCGGAGGCCGAGTACGGGTGGCTCCTCCAGGACAAGGACGCCTTCGTCGCCATCACGAACCACGGCTGATCGTGATTCGCCTCGGAGTTGTCCTCCCATCTAGGGGACTCGTGTTCTCGGAGACGATGGCCGAGGTCGTCCGCGAAGCGAAGCGGGCGGGGTGCGAGTGGGAGCTGTTCATGGCCCACTCGCGCCCCATCCCCGCCTGCTTCAACGAACCCATCAACGACGCCATCTGGTGGGGCGCCACCCATGTGTGGGTGGTCGAGGAGGACATGGCCCTGCCGGAGGGCATCCTCGCCGAACTGTTCGCAGCGGTCGAGGATGGCCACCCCATCGTTGCCGCCGACTACCCGGTCGCGGACGGGCGCGTGATGTGCGTGAACCGGGACGCGGACGGCAAGGTCCGCCACACCGGCACCGGGTGCCTCCTGGCAGAGGTTGAGGCACTGCGTGCCGCTCTCCCCTTCCGCGCCGACATCGCCTACCGGGTGAACAGGGAGTGGGAGCCCTTCATCATCCCGCCCGCCATGGCGCAGGTGTCCTACGGGATGCACGACGTCCACTTCGGGATGACGTTGTACCAGCGGGGCACGCCCATCCACGTCGTCCCCACGATCTGCAACCAGCGCGTCATCGTCCGGGAGGCGGTCCCGAAGCGCAACCAGCAGGGGTGGCACGACATCCGGCTACTCCCGATCCCCGCCTAGGAGGCTGCCGTGGACCGCATCACCGCCTAC